TGGTGAGTGGATGTGGGAAAACAGAGATTTCTATAACGGTCTTTCTGTATTACCTTACGATGGTGGAACTTATATTCAAGCACCATTTGAAGATTGTACAAAAGAAGAGTTTGAAAGATTATTTGCTAAACTACACTCAATTGATTTGAGTCAAGTTATTGAGTTAACAGACGAAACAGATTTGAGTAGTGAGTTGGCATGTGCAGGTGGAGCTTGTGAAATCAAATAACACACATACAAATATTGATAAGTCAAACAAGGGGGAAGTAATTCCCCCTTTTGACTTTTATATTGAAGATGGAAAATATGTGTTCACAGAACATTATCATTTGAGAAGGGGAAGTTGTTGTGGAAATGGTTGTAGACATTGTCCGTATTTTCCTGCTCACAAAAAAGGAAATACAACTATATTTATTAACAATGGCTAATGGTACAACATATGGTTTAAATTTTCCTTTTAGAGATTCTTTCAGGGGGGATTATTTACAATTAACAGAAACACAGTCTCAAGAAATTAAGGCGGACCTTATACATTTGTTATTAACAAGAAAAGGTTCAAGATATTTTTTACCACAATTTGGTACTAGATTGTATGAATTTCTTTTTGAACCATTTGACGGATTAACATTTAATGCGATTGAATCTGACATTAGAGATGCAATTCAAAACTTTATGCCAAACTTATTGGTGAACAGTTTAACAATTACACCAGCAGACCCACAAGAAGAAGTTGACATTGCAACAGGACAAAACCTTGTCGGGACAAGTGAATCATCAATTTACAGATTTCCTGGTAAAGGAACATCAGAGTATACAGCAAAAATAAGAATAGACTATTCTACAAACGGCTCTACGTTTGAGGGAAGTGATTTTGTAATTATCAATATTTAATATAGATGGCAAATAATAGAATACCATATACCACCAGAGATTATCAGGCGATTAGAACTGAACTCTTAAATTATGTAAGAACTTATTATCCTGAGTTAATTCAAGATTTTAATGACGCATCGGTATTTTCGGTGTTCATCGATTTGAATGCGGCGGTTGCGGATAACTTAAACTATAATATAGATAGAAGTGTCCAAGAGACCGTATTACAATATGCGCAACAAAGGTCATCAATTTATAACATTGCCAGAACTTATGGTTTAAAATTACCTGGTCAAAGACCATCAGTTGCTTTAGTTGATTTTTCAATTACAGTTCCTGCTTTTGGTGATAAAGAAGATGAGAGATATCTTGGTATTTTATCAAGAGGTTCACAAGTAGTTGGGGCGGGGGTCGTATTTGAAAACGTATATGATATTGATTTTTCATCTCCATATAACTCACAAGGTTTTCCCAACAGATTAAAAATTCCTAACTTCAATGCAAATAATGTATTGATAAATTATACAATAACTAAAAGAGAAGTTGTTGTTAATGGTATTACCAAAGTATTCAAAAGGGTTATCAACGCCAATGATGTAAGACCGTTCTTTGAATTGTTCTTACCAGAAAAAAATGTTTTAGGTATTACAAGTGTATTGTTGAAAAGTGGTACAGAATATACAAATACACCAACAACTGCAGAATTTTTGGGATTGGAAAATAGATGGTATGAGGTGGATGCGTTAGCCGAAGATAGAGTGTTTGTTGAAGACCCAACAAAAGTTTCAGACCAACCAGGTATTAAAGTGGGTAGATACATTCAAACACAAAATAGATTCATTACTGAGTATACTCCTGAAGGATTTAAGAAGATGACATTTGGTGGTGGAACAAATACCGCTCAAGACCAATTGAATCAATTCACAACATTAGGAACAACATTAGAACTTCAAAAATATTCAAATAACTTTTCATTAGGTTCAACACTTGCACCAAATTCAACATTGTTTATTCAATATAGAGTTGGTGGTGGTTTGGCAACAAACTTGGGTACAAATGTTATCAACCAATTAGGTACAGTATCTTTTTTTGTGAATGGACCTTCAGAAACAACTAACTCTGCTGTTGTTAATTCATTAAGATGTGTAAACGTAACTGCCGCTGTTGGTGGTGCGGGAATTCCATCTTTGGAAGAGATTAGAAACTATGTATCATTTAACTTCGCAGCACAAAAAAGAGCGGTTACGGTTCAAGATTATGAATCACTAATCAGAAATATGCCAGCCGAGTTTGGGGCACCTGCAAAGGTTTCAATTACGGAAAACGATAACAAAATTTTAATTCAAATTCTATCTTACGATACATCAGGTAAGCTGACAAATATTGTATCAAATACTTTGAGACAAAATATTGCCAATTATTTATCAAACTATCGTATGATGAATGACTACATATCAATATTCAGTGCTGAGGTAATTGACTTAAGTGTTGATATATCGATTGTTCTTGACTCCGCTCAAAATTCAGGACAAGTTATCTCAAGTGTGGTAGATAAAATCTCTACATACTTTAACCCTCAAATAAGACAATTGGGTCAAAACGTATATCTATCTGAAATTAGAAGTATTGTTCAAAATACAAATGGTGTGTTGACAGTTGCAAGTCTTGATATCTTCAACGAGGTTGGTGGACAGTATTCTTCAGCTGAAACTTCTATGGAATATTCAGACCCTGAAACAAAACTAATCGGACCTGTTGACGATACAATTTTTGCACAACCATCTCAGGTTTATCAAATTAGATATCCAAATAAAGATATCCGAGTTTCTGTGAAAAATTTCCAATCTATTACTTTCACATAACAAGTTTATTTATTTCTACTTTAGGTTATTATTAAATGGTGTGGGTAATTTTAAAAATACCACATAAACTATTTATTTAATAAAGAAAATTGATGGGTCAATCATATAGAATAAGGACTGAAGTAGGTATTGATAAAACAATTGACGTTCTATTAGAGCAAGACTTTGAATTTTTAGAGATATTATCTTTGAAGATTCAACAAGAAGACATCTATAATAGAAACTGTGCAGATTACGGTGTTGTTGTTGGTAGAGTAACTGCGAATAATGGTTTTGGTTTACCAAATGCAAGAGTTTCAATCTTTATTCCTATTAGTGACATCGACCAATCCAACCCAATCATTTCAAGTATATATCCATACAAATCACCATCAGATAAAAACAGTGATGGTTATAGATACAACTTACTTCCTTATGAAGCGTCATACTCAGGACATTCTGCAACGGGAACATTACCAACAAGGTTAGACGTATTGACAGGTACAACCGCGGTTGAAATTTACGACAAATATTACAAATTTACTTGTAAAACAAATGATAGTGGGGATTATATGATTATGGGTGTTCCAACAGGACAACAAACATTAGTTATGGATGTTGACTTGTCAGACATAGGAGAGTTTTCACTAACACCTCAAGACTTAATCAGAATGGGTCTTGCAAGTCAGGCTCAAGTTGCGGGTAACAGATTCAGAACATCAACTGATTTGAATTCTTTACCGCAGATAGTAAACAGTGTTAAAAATTTAGAGGTATCACCACTATGGGGAGACCCAACAACATGCCAAATTGCAATCAACAGAGTTGATTTTGACTTAAGAGATAATGCCAATATAGATATCCAACCAACTGCGGTTTTCATGGGTTCAATTTTTTCTACAACAGATGATTATAGATTACGAAAAAATTGTAAACCAAGAGATGATATGGGTAATTTATGTTCTTTGATTGCAAGTCCTGGACAAATTATTGCAATCAGACAAACAATTGACCAAGACGATGAAGGAAATCCTGTTTTAGAAACCTATCAATTAGAACAGTCAGGTAATGTGATTGATGGTGATGGTACATGGGTAACCGAACTCCCAATGAACTTAGATTATTTCACCACAAATGAATTTGGAGAAAGAGTTGTATCGTATGACCCTACCATTGGTATTCCAACAAAGGCGAAATATAGGTTCAAAGTTAAGTGGACACAACCACCTGATTTAAGTCAATCAGTTAGGAGACCGTATTATTTATTACCAAATGTTAAAGAGGCGGGATGGGATATAAATGGAACTGTAGACCCTTACTTATTCCCAACAGTTGAGACTCAAAAAAAACTTGCAAGTTCATATTATTTTGGATTGGCTTGGAGTGGTTATACCGATGGATATACCGGTGTTCAAAAAACACAAAGACTAAATGAAGTAATAAATTGTGAAGATACTTTTTACGAATTTGGTTTTAATAGAGTTTATTCTCCATCACTTCTGATTGATGAATTTAAAAAAGGAAGTAGAGGTCAATTCATAGGAATTAAAGAAATAGACGATTCAAGTTGTAATAGTAGTATTAACAAATTTCCTGTAAATGAAGGAGTAAGAAATTTTGATTTAATATACTTCTTGTTTTCAATCCTAATGCAAATATTTCAAGTTGTTGGGTTGGTATTGTTGTATGTTGCACATATACTTATTTTCCTTTATTCTATCGTTATAGATGTTATTTGTTGGATAAAGAAGACTTTTAATCCAGGTTTCCTAAAAAGTTTTAATTGTACTAAAAGAGATTTCACTTTTAAACTACCAATGATTACATATCCTGATTGTCAGGCTTGTGATTGTACATCCGATTTAAACTCAATACCGTACCAACCACCAGCGGATGTTATTGGAACAGGTGCATTAAGTTACCTTTCTCAACCGGCATTATATCGTCCAACTTTATTAGGGGGTGTTTATTCTGCTGACACAACAAATGGTGATGAATATGCTGTGATGACAGCCGAGGCGTTGGCGGGTTTTGCGGGTCTTGGATTTCAAACAGATTTTCAAAGATACAAATTACCAATTTCGAGTCCCGTGTTAGTTGATAAAGGAAGTGGTGTTTTTTGGTGGCGTCTTCAGTCCTCAAAAAATTTACCATTGGGTGAAAGAATCAATTTATTTAATCAACGAAACAACTTTTTTACTGGTCAAAATAAAATAAAAGTGACTTTTGCCAAAAATCAAAATATTGGTAAGTTCCACTATGACAATACTTTAACAGTACTTTTAAGGGACGGTGCGGAATTGAATCCTGGTGATTTAATAAGTTTTGTTAGTTTAGAAAGTTCAACCGACTTAAACTATACATACACAGCTTTAACCTCAACAGGAATTACAAAAGGAATTTCAGGACAAACTTTACATACGTTAACCTCGACCCCAAGTGTTAACGTAAAATACGCGACCGCACAATATAGTAGTTTAAACGTATCTTATACTCTACCATATGGAACAGATAACGATAAATATAAATTTCCTTCAGATATAGAATATTATCAAGTAGTTACAGCAATTACAATTTCAAATGCAATATCCATTTGGAATACAGGTACAACACAATCTTTTCCAAACTTGATAAATACACCTTCTGCGGTTAATATGTTTGAATATCAATATGGTTCAAACGAGGGTTGGTATTTATTTGCCGACTCATCAAAACTTGTAATTAACCCTCTTGAGCAATTTGAAAATTACGGAGACCAAACGATTTTAATTCTTCAAAGAGGTGTTGACCCATATTCACCAAAATATGTGAATGAATATGATACAAGTATATTGTTTGGTCAACCTCTTGGTACACCAGGATTTGTATTCACTGCTGAAACAAGATTAAACGTACCTATACAACCACTTCCAAGTACAACCACCATAAGTGTACAATCTTTAAGTAATCAAGCTGATTTTTCTTTCAACTCATACTTTTTTAGTCCGGGAATACCAGGTAGTACAACACCTGGACTTCAATATTCTGCGTACAGTACAACAAACCTTGCGTATTATGGAAATTTAGATAGTAGTCAAAGTTCATCAATTTATTGGAATGTTTCAGGTAATAAAGTAGTAAGTAAAACATCTAATGGATTTTATTTATCAACACCAAATTCTTCAAAATATGACAATACTGAAGATGTTTCAGGTATGGGAATAATGTCTATGTTTAATTACACTGCAAAAACATTTGATTCTCGTTTTACTACTGGTTTAAATAATATGCCTTCAGCGTTAAAAGGATATTATACCTCATCGTCTTATTTCCCATTACCTCTGAATATGGGAAATAACTTTAGTGTGGTGAGAACCGATAGATTACCTACTTCTGACAAATTAGATGGTTTGGGTGCAACATTAGGTCCTGGTTTGAATAACGTAATGTTACAACAAAATTTAAACTTTGCAATCTATGTTGTTAGTGAAGAAGGTGCTACTGTAAATGGTATATCAAATACAACTGGTGCTGACATTGTTACACCAGACTTAGACGGACTTCCAAATGATATAAGAGTTCTCGATAGTTTTAATTGTGAAAGTATGGTCGGTTTAGGATGTTATCAAGGTTTTGGTGACAACTTTTCAATCAATCAAAATTGTACTCAAGAAGACCCTGTCGAAAATGGTTGTTATGTTATGTTAAAACGACCAATTGTGGATTTACGAAAAGATGTGAATACTTTTGCGGAGTGGGGATTCAGATTTAGATTTTTTTATGGATTGTGTAGAGGTGTTTTATCTCAAACATTTACTAACAACTGGATTAACGGTGGTTTATACATGTTTCCTATTCAAGTTGATACTTTTTATGACAAAAAAAATAAACCTGAATATCCTATTTTTTGTTACGATACTGTTTATTTTGATATTAACACAAATAACTTCTATTATAGAAGTAGTCCATATAATGTACCTAACAAAAAATTTGTTGGTAATAGAAGGACAGGGGTTGAATACGTTCCTACAGCATCAAATGATAGAAACTTAATGTATCCTACTACTATAATAAATTTAGGATTTAAAGATAGTATCTATTCAAATTTAACATTTAATCCCGAGACAAATTCATATATCATACCTCAATTAAATCCGACAAGTTATGCTGATGTTTCAGATTTGATTAACTTGTTTGTTATTTCAAGAATTACCGACGAAAGTTTTTTACAACAAATAATATCAGGTGCGAATGATTCGATAGGACAGTTATTTTCAAGACCTTTGAATTCAATACGTCAAAGAAAAAGGGTTGATGGTGACTTAGTACAATTATTATCAATTAACTCTGAAATAGGGAATATCAATTTCTCACCACAATTCTATGAGACGCCTCCTAATGGTGGACCACCAACAACAATTTTAGGAACCGCTGGTGACCCAACTATTGCGGTTTGGTTTTCATCTACAACTCAAGATTTACAAACCAAAGATTATTTAACACCAGGTAGAATTAACTTTAGAAGTGCGGATAACACGTATTATTATCCTTACCCATATGGTATTAAAACACAAGTTGTACCATTTTATCAATGGAGATTAAGTAATACAGATACTATTTTTGGTAACCAATACAACAACTGGGCAACAAAAGACTATGACATTGTTCAAGGAAAAGGATATCAAAGTTTAGACAGGACAAATTTGACAACACCAAATTATTTTAGACCATCAACATCAAGTGTTAATGACCTATATGCGAGAGGTTATATTTTTAGTGTAGATGCTAATGGTAATTATAGTCAAACAGGTGCGACAAGTGATACATTTATTGTTGGTGCACCATTCCAATTTTATTTTGGAATAAATAAAGGACAAAGTGCTTTGGATAAATTTAAAACAAAATATTCTGTAGTTGAATAAGTATACCATCATACCAAGTAGTTTACAATATAAGTCAGCACCTTTTGTTGACCAAGAAATTTCTTTGTCTTTAAATCAACAAAGTCAAGAAATTATTGAATATGATAGAAGTCAAAGTATAAACTTAGCTCAAGTTTATGATGATGAAAGACAATCATGTACAGTGTTTAGACCAACATTTAAGGTAAACTATTTGTATGCTAACACATATACAGGGACAACTAATTATTTACCATTTAGAAATAATTTATACTACGTTGACCCAATAACATCAATGTCAACAAATATTTGGAAAGGATTTCCACAGTATTATGAATTTGATTTTTATAGACCTGATGTTACGGACCAACATGTTTTCTATCGTGCTAAAAGTGCTTATACATACAACTGGACATATTATTTGAGTTATCCAAACGAAAATGATTATACAAAACAAATGTCGGCTGTTTTAAACAACTCGACTTTTAATTGGATAGCATCTGACGGAATACCATTTTCAATTAACAATACAACACAAAACGGGGCAAACATAATTTCATTTCAATGTATTGCACCACACGGATTAGTACCTGGTGAATATGTTGAATTGTCATTCAAATACAACAACATAGAATTATTCCAAGTTTATTCATTAGGTAATGATACCGTTGATAGTGACCCATATATTTTCAACATATATAATGTGGGGTATACAGGAACAACTTTTTTAAACAATAGAACAGGAACATTTAAAAGAGTTACCAACCCACAAAATTTATTAGAAACAAAGTCAAAATATTATGTTAGGAGACACAAAATCATAACAAATGTTAATGATTGTATTATGGTAAAAAATGGATTCGAAAAAAATGTTTTTATCGAGGAGAGACAATTGGAATTCAGTTCAATAACGCCAAATCAAACTACAAGAATATCTCAAAAAACAAGTAGTAATAGTTATAACGTTACAGTTAATTATGATTTAGAATTGTTAGATGTTATTGATAATCAAAAAAGACCTGTTAGTGAATTATTTTTAACCATAATAAATAAAGGTTACACTGGATATTTTAACTACCCAACTAATGGTATTGGGATAAAACAAGGTTGGGAATTTAATTTGACAAACCCAACTAATTTTTGGTGGGACAATGTAAATACAAATTCAAATACAAACATTGGTGTTTCGAGTTATACATTAACTAATGGTGTTACCAAGACATTTTACTATAACCAAGATTTAATGTCGGGTGATACTATTGATGGGGATTTTTGTGAGTGGAATGATTACGAACAGGTTGAAAGAGTTGTTTCACCTTACTATCAAAAACTCCAATATAATCAAGATGTATTTCAAACATCAAAATTAACATCAACAACTTTCCCAAACACTTTAGATACAAACGCACCTGGTTTTTATTATAGACCACACCAATCTATGACATTAAGAGTTTTTTCAGATTATGTTGAAACAGGTGATGTGCAGAACATCGAGGGAATACCAAGTTGGGCATATTATTCAAGTTCTGACCAACAATTTAGATGGAGAGAAATATATACTTATGGGTTCAAAGATAACTTAGACAGAGGTGTTGACTATCCATTTTTGAATAGTGCTCAATATCCATTCCAAACTGTTGAATTTAGATTAGTACCTGAAGGAATAAACTATAACACGTTAGGTGTTCAATTCCCTGTTAAACCACTTATAGATGGATGTGAATAAAATACAAATTGCTCAAAATGGTTTTACCGACAAGGGACTGACCATTCCAATTCAGTTGAGTTGGGATTATGTTGGTTTGGACCAAAGTATTGATGAGTACGAAACTCAAGTCATTACTGAGGTTATTGGTATTGGAAGGGATTTTGAGGTTACAAGATTTGCTCATGCAGCAATGAATGAAGGACCACAAGTATTTTTTCCTATTGGTACAACAGCACCTGTGGTTGATGATTTGACAGACGTTCAATACGAGTTTAATTTCTTTTCTGGTGGTTCTTTAAGTGCAACAACAAGTTGGAATTGTAACTATATTTCTGAGGGGTTTACAACTGAAGAGGTATTCTATTATTCGAATGGTTATAGTAACTCATTTTTCAAATTAGACTTATATGATAGTACTGATGATAGCCGACAAACAAATTATATAACCATTATTATTCCAACACAACAAGGATTAACAATGGATGCTATAATGCAAAGAACACCTGTAAAAATTAAGAAACCATATTTTGTTTTAGATTATGTTGGTGATAAAGAAGGTTTTTTTGTTTATTGGTTAAAAAAGAGAACATTCTTGGACATTAAAACTTTTTTCATGACTGCAAAATTTTTTGATGCTAAACAAGGTGTGTTTGTTAAAATGATGAATATGTCACAAGCTGAAATTACAGGTGATAAATTTTCATTCGATAGTTCACAATATTTTTATTATAGGGTTGATTTAGATTATGAAAAACACACATATCAAGTGTTTAACATCAATCCCCATCAAAACATATATGACAGTATGGGACAAAGAGCGGGTTCAGGAATACCCATAAAATGGTACGAATACGTTAATCCTTAATAATGGAAAACATATATAATATAATAGTATCACCCGAAACAATTAAAGGGGATATATATTCGGTAAACCTTAAAGGTCAAAATGTTTATTCAGGTTACACTGGAATAACAATTGGTGTTTATTCGTCAATGACCCAAATTTTGAGTGGGGGTACTAATGGTAGTTCATTATTAACAGGATTAACCGTTCCAATTTTAATCACTCAGACTGCAATAGATACGGGTTATTATAGTCCATTTGATGGTGCTGTATTACAGAAAGATGTTGTTGCTAATTTTATATTTTCATCAACAACTGACAATCCTTATGTGTATAACATTTACAATACATCAAGTGAGTTTCAAAAATTCCTTGATTTATCGGCATACAAAGTTGATT